TTCACCCGCGGTCGCGCGCCGGCTTGACCTTCCGCCAAGACGCAGATCGGCGTCCGGGGCGGTAGCCGCTCGCTAGCTGTTTGGCCATCATCCCTTCCCGCCCCTGAGCCACCACAGCCGCGAAGAACGCCCGCCCCGCGCCCACCACCCCTTGGGAGAAGACCACATAGCGCTCCCGCAGGCGTTGAAGCAGCTCCTGCAGCGCCTCACGCCGCCTGTGCAACGGCTCCCCCAGCAACGACCGGCCGCGGAGATAAAGCAGGTCAAAGACCACGTAGCAGACCGGCTGGCTCTGGCTGGCCTGTGCGATCCGTGCCGGGTTGGTCAAGTGGTGGCGTTTCAAGATCGCGCCCAGGTTGGATAGACCCTCCGGTCCCCAGCGCACCAACTCGCCGTCCAAGACGGTGCCGGCGGGAAGCCGGCCCAGGACCGCCAACTCCGGGTAGCGGGCGCTATAGTCGGCCACGTCCCGGCCCCAGACGGCCCAACCGCGCGGTTCTACCGCCGCCAAAGCCCGCACCCCATCCCACTTGACCTCGAAGAGATACTCGGACGAATCAAAGGGCGCGCTGGGAACGGCCAACATGGGCAACAAGCGCTGGTTCATGGGTTTCTCCGCGCCGCGGACCTCTTGCGTGGACGGCCCGCTGGCGTTGGCTCGGCGAGCGGAGTTTGGGTTCGTAGCGCTTTGGCCACGCTCTCTTGCAAGGCCTCCAGCAACGGCAGCACTGGCACCGGCTCGGAAGGGGGCGGGGTCAGCGGACGTTTCTGCACCGCCGCCTGCACAAGCGCGGCCAACTGCTCGGCGCTATCATCGCGGTACTCCGACCAGACGATGGGTTGCGAGGTGACATCGATCAACTTGGCTGCCAGGTCCCGCTCGGCCGCATGGATGGGACCGACGCGCAACTCGGCTTGCCAAGGGCCGCCGGGGCGCACCTGGGCGGGGAAGTGTAAGACGTGGAGCGTCAAGATGCTGCCGGCCGGGCGGACCAACGCCAGGCGCCGGTGCCCTGACAGCACCACCCAGCCCAGGGCCCACTTGCGGCGTTCTTGCAGGGCCTGGCTCAACACCAGATAGGGGTGCTGCGCCGCCAAGCCATCGGGGAGCAGATACAGGCTGCGCCCGGAGAACAGAGCCGGGTCGCACTGGTCGGCATCCAGGAAGCGTTCCAGGCACAGGGCCCGGTCTGGGGCAGCGCGCAGTTGATCGAGTTGGTCATCGTCGATGACCACGTACTGGTCAGGGGCATAGGGATAGCCGCTGACGATGGCGCCGGCCTCGACCTTACCGTGCTGGGGGCAGTGTTTCTCGTAGCGGATGCGTTGGCCGCAGCCGGCGTGGAGTTGATGGCAGCGGTGCTCGGGGGTGGTGGAGGTGGCGGGATAGGCTTTGACGGGCACGGCGACGAGACTGAGGCGGAGCAGGCCGGACCAACTGGCGCGGCCGCGGGGTGCCGCGGCTGCGGGGCCGTCCCGTGGCGCCGGCGCGGCCGCATCGAGGGTGGTTGCGGGCAGGGAAAGAGACATGGGTGTTTCCTCCTTTGGGCGTTTTGGGGCATGGTCGCTGTTTAGGCGTGGGCGAACTGGCCGCGGTCGGTCTTCTTGAAGCGGGCGTTGGCTCCCTTGGTTTTGAGCTCTCTGATTATGGCGGAGTACAAAGTGGCTGAAGGGGTCTTACCGCCGGGGGAAGTCCAGTAGCCCTTGGCGGCCATGGCCTCGATCAGGGCGGAACAGGTCATGGCCTGGCCAGTCTCGGCCAGGACCTTGGCAGCGGCATCCAAGGCGCTGAGCTTCTTGGCCTTGGGCTTGGCGGCGGCTTTCGCCGGCGCGGTCTCGGTGACTGCCGCTTGCTTGGGGGTTGTTGCCTTGGGCGTCTTGACTCCTCTGGCGGCGGCTCGTTTCCGGGTCTTGTCGGCAGCCGCCTGGAGCTTGGTCTCCAGGTGGCGCGGCGGCTGGGTGCCGTTGGCCGACGGGGTCAGGTGGGTCTTCTTGGTTGCCATGGTGTTGGCTCCTTTCGGTTGCGGTTGTTCGCGCCGGCACCGCGACGCCGCGGTGTACCGGCAGGAAGGACAGTTACCTCGCCGGCGCGCTCAGTTCAAGCGCCTTGTGGCTGGATTTCTCGGTTTTTTCCAGGATGCGGCTGCGGGCCTTCGTCGTGGGGTCTGCGGCCATGTCGGGTTGCGGCCAGAGGCGGCGCTGTTCCCGCCAGTCGAGGATGGCCGCGATCGGCTGCAAATCACGCAAGATGATCGGATCGCGGCCGCGCTTGGTGCGGGGCAGGAACAGCAGCGTTTCTTGGAGGTCGGGGGCCAGGCACAGCAAGTTCATGATCTGGGTCACGCGGGCGCGGCTGACATGCCCCAGGCGGGCCAAGGCGGTGTAGTCGGCGACTAGGCCCTGGCGCAGCAACAGGTCGAAGCGGATGGCCAGGGCCATGAGCCGGGCTACTCGAGACACGCGGCCGGCGGCCAACGGCGGAGGCGCTGACTCCGCGCCGGGAGACCCGTCGCTGCGCTGACGTGGGCGACGTCGCCGCAAAGGAACGGGGCAAGTCAAGGTCAGGGGTGTAGTCATGGGTTGTTCTCCTGGGTGCGGCTGAGCGATTCTTGGGCCAGCATGTGGATGCCTGCGGCGTGAAAAGTGACGGACACTTGGCCCGCGACGCCGTCGTAGTCGACGCGCTCGATCAGGCGCTGGATAAGCAAGATCCGTTCCTGTGGTGACAGCGCGTCCCATTCCTCGGCGCGGGAAGCCAAAGCCGCGGTCACCTCGCTGTCCGTGCCGCGGCCGTTGCGCTCGGCTGGCTCCGCAGCGCTCGGGGCCTCGTCCTCTGGAGCGATCTGGCCCAGCAGGGCGCGGAGCGCCTCCGGATCGCGGCCGAGGGACCGGATCTGTTCGACCACGACCTGCTCGATCGTGGCGGCCGCGACGGACTTCGTCGGGCATGTATCCCACCCGCGTTTCTGAGCCGCGGAGCAGACGTAATAGTCGTAACCCTTGCCGTTCTCGCGCCTGGTGTGCGCCGGTACCATGGCGCAGCCGCAGGGGACGCAATGCACCAGCCCCTGCAACAGAGCATTAGAGTGGCTGACGGCAGTCCGCCCGCGGCGGCCGTTGCGGTGCAGTAACGCCTGCACACGCTGCCACAGCTCGGCACTGACCAGAGCCGAGTGCTCCCCTGGGTGAATCTCGTCCTGGTAACGAACCTGGCCCACATAGGCCACATTGCGCAGCAGCCGGTTCAAGCTGACCTTGGTGAACGACTGGCCGCCACAGACCTGGCCCGCGCGGTTGGTCCAGCGCTTATGGACCCAGCGCCTTCGAGCCAGCTCCCGCACCACCGGCGCCAATCCCTCATGCTTCAGGAACAACTCGAAGATGGCACGGACGCGAACAGCCTCTTCCTTGTTGACCTTAAGCTGGCGACTGCCGGGGTCGACGTCGTAGCCCAAGAGCAGTCTGCCTCCCGACCACTTCCCCTTGCGGCGCGTGGCCGCCACCTTGTCGCGGGTACGCTCGGCGATCAGCTCACGCTCGAACTGAGCGAACGACAACAGCACGTTCAGGATCAGCCGGCCCATCGACGTGGCGGTGTTGAATTGCTGAGTTACCGACACGAATGCGACTTGGTGCTTGTCGAAGGTCTCCATGAGACGGGCGAAGTCGAGCAAGGAGCGGCTGAGGCGATCGACCTTGTAAACGACGACGCAGTCGACCTGGTCGGCCGCGATGGCAGCCAGCAAGCGCTGCAGCGCTGGCCGGTCGAGGTTGGCGCCGGTGCAGCCGCCGTCGTCGAAGCGTTCGGGCAGGCATAGCCAGCCCTCGGCGCGCTGGCTGGCGAAATAGGCCTCGGCCGATTCGCGTTGGGCATCCAGAGAGTTAAACTCTTGGTTCAGGCCCTCCTCCGTGGACTTGCGGGTGTAGACGGCGCAGCGGACTATGGCAACGGCCGCCGGTGTGCCGGGTTGGGTTTTCTTCATGGGGAACCTCCTTGGTTGAGGCGAAAGAAGAGGTAGCCGTTGTAATGGGCGCCGGTGATGGCCTTGGCGACGGCGGAGAGGGAGCGGTAGACCCGGCCGTTGAAGGCGAAGCCCTGCTCGAGGATCTGGACTTGCAGGACCTGGCCCTTGTAGGGGCGGGTGATGATGGTGCCTGGGGGCGGGAGGCGGTGGTTGACTGAACCGCGTCCCACCGGAGGTTGGCCGTCGTGTTGCGTCGCCGCGGTGGTCGTGGTCTTGGGCGGTTGGAGGCGGACGTCGGCGTCGCGGGCCAGTTCGGCGGCGCGGTGGCGGGCGCGTTCGGACAGATCGCCTTCGGCGAGGGCCTGGACTCGCCAGGCCAGGCGGCGGATGAGCCAGGTCTTGTGCCGGGCCGTGGTGGTTTCGCCGAACAGCTCGGCGTGCCGTGCTTGCAATTGACTGACGCTCAGCCGTTGCAAGGCGGCGAGGTCACGAGCAATGTGGTCCATGTGCCGGTCCTCTCAGAGTCTCGGAAACGATCAACCCTGAAGGACACTGAGCACGATGGCGGGGCAAAGCTCAAGGCAATTTCGTTCGATTCTGGCGGTCTTTTGGGAGCCCATCGCTACCGCGGCCACCTTGGGCGCCGCCAAGGGGCCGGGCGATTGGAGACAAGGCGGTCGCGCCTTACGGCGACGGGTGGGCGCGCCACACACGTTGCGTTGCGCCCTGGGTGCGGTCCGCGCCGCCGGCGATCCTCTTTGGTACGTCGCGACGCTGGCGGGTCGACCGCGACGGCGCGGGCAACCTCGGCACCGCACTCTTGCTACCTGGCCAGCCGCGGTGCTATAGTTAAGTAGGCGTGCGATCTGAAGCAACGGTCACGCCGCAAGGATAATCAGGGCCGGGCGTTTGCCCGCCGCGGGAATTGGGCAACCCGCTGATCCCTAACCGGGAAGTCGGCGGGTTTTTTTGTTGGCTTCGGCCCAAGCGCTCGACAGGCAATCCGGCCATAACCCAAAGGTATTGTCATGCCCAAAGAAAACGAATTGGCTGCCCCCAGCGGAACAACCCAAGCATCGGAACCGGCGGACTGGGCCTGGGCCGCTCCCCGGAGCCTCAAGGTCAAAGCTGCGTTCCGGCGCTTGGTCCCGCTCCAAGCCAAAGGCGAATTGCTGGCTTTGGCCAAGAGTATCCAGGAGGAGGGTTGCCGCGAGCCGTTGCTGGTCTGGAAAGGGCGGCGCATCGTACTCGACGGACATACGCGCCGGGCGTTGTGCATCAAGTACGGCAAGCCCGTGAAGATTCGGGAGATTGAACTGGCGGACGCGAAGGCGGCCAGCGCGCTCATCCTGCAACTGCAATGGCAGCGCCGCAATCTGACCCGAGAAGCGCTCAGCTACTTTCGCGGAGCGGAGTACAACGCGACCAAGCAAAAACGCGGCGGGGACAGGTCGAGCGCAAAAGCAAAGGGACAAAGTGACCCTTTGCTTGCTACCGCGGAGCGCCTGGCAGCCTGCTACGGGGTCTCGGCGAAGACCATCAAGCGCGACGGTGTCTTCGCCCAGATGTTGGATCAGCTCGTGGAGGAATCCTCCGACGCCGATCTCCGGCGCAAGCTCCTCGGGGCGGATGTGGCGCTGACGCCACGGCGAGCCCGACTATTACTCACCAAGCCGGCCGCGAAACGGAAGCTGGCGCTCCAGTACCTGCTCGAGCCGGGAAAGTGGGCCCCCGGTACGAAGCCCCGGACCGGTTCGGCGGCCAAGCCGAAGGACGTGGCCCAGGCGATCATGGCCCGCCTCACGGCCAAGGGTGAGGGTTATGCCCGAGCGGTCCTGCGGCATCTGGCGCGGCTGCTAGGGTTTGAAGTAAGGAAGCCACCTGCTGCAAAACGACCCGGACTCCTGGGAGAGAATGAGCCGATAAGCTCGGCGCGCTGTTGACGTTTTCCAGCCCGAGCGCTAAAATAGATCAGCGTGAGTATTTTAAGGAGCCACAGTTGTTGTTCACGACATCCCAGCTCTGTGAGATGACCGGCGTCCCGCTCGGCACCTTGCGGCGCCTGAGCGCCGAGGGGTCAGTCCTGGCTGCCAAGCCGGGGACGCGCGGGCGCGGCCATGCGGACCTCTGGGCTGCCGAGCAGGTCCTAGCCCTGGCGGTAGCGCGGGGCCTGCGCTCCGGTGGCGTGGTGCCGGCGGATGCGGAGCAGGTCTTAAAGTACTTGTGGGGCCTGACGGCTGCTGCCCTCAAAAAGAACTTCCGTGCCGGTCGGACCTGCCTCATGCTGGTGCTCACTCCCAACGGCACCCGCTGCCTACCGAGGCTGGTCTCCCGCAATGACATCCTGGACAACGACGCGATCCATCAGCAAGCAGCAACAGCCCTGGCAGCTGGGGTCAGCCCGTCGGCTCTCGACGTGGAGGCGATCTGGCGCTTTATTCTGAAGCAGGCCCATGCCGACGGCACGGCCGAGAAAACGGGGCGCCGGGCAACACATAAGGCAAAGGTATGAAATTCACGTTTTTCACCGACGCCCTAACCGCGCTGGTGCTCTTGGCCCAACAGTTCCCGGGTCAGAAGAAAAAGCTGTGGCGCTGCGAGAAATGTCGGCTCTGGCTGGGGGCTCTGGACTTAACGAATGGACTGGTTGCCGAGGGGTCTTTTGAGGAGGTGGCGGAGTACGATCATGATCCCTACCAGGGACGATTCCTTGTCGGTTACCACATGGTGTTGACAGGAAAGAAGATCATGGAGCGACATCGGATCAAATGTGAGGAGTGCGGTTTTGTCAACGTGCGACACCGGCGCCGCTGATAGGTAGAAGACAATCAGGGCCGGGCGTTTGCCCGCCGCGGGAATTGGGCAACCCGCTGATCACCGTAACCGGGAGATCGGCGGGTTTTTTTTTATTGGTTCGGCATGAGGGTTAGATCGACCGGAACGAGAGCGCGCCTCCCGGAGTGACCTGCCGATCATGCCATTACAGAAAAGAGGCAAATCATGAAAGTCGAGTTACGCAACATCGACACCATTCGACAGTGTCCGCTCAATCCGCGGAAGAACGAGGCCGCTGTCGCAGCCTTGGTTGTCTCCCTCAGTAAGTTTGGGTTTCGCCAGCCCATCGTTGTTGACGAAGCCGGGGAGATCGTGGTCGGCCATGCCCGCTACAAGGCGGCCCTGCAACTGGGACTCAAACGCGTGCCCGTCCACGTCGCGCGGGGCCTGAGCCCGGAACAGATCAGAGCGTATCGGATCGCCGACAATCAAATCGCCGATCTCTCTGACTGGGATTACGAGCGTCTCACCCAGGAACTCGCAGAACTGAAAGACTTAGACTTCGATCTCAGCTCGATTGGTTTCTCGGCCGATGAACTGACCCGGCTCCTTGACGAGGAGCTCCTCCCCGGGTTAGTAGACCCCGACGATATCCCGGCGCCGCCCGATGAAGCCCGGACTCGGTCGGGGGACTTGTGGCTCCTCGGCAACCATCGACTGCTATGCGGCGAGGCCGGCAGTGCCAGCGACCTGGAGCGTTTGCTGGACGGCCAGCCGGTCCACCTGGTCAATACCGACCCACCTTACAACGTCAACGTCGAGCCGCGCAGTCAGAATGCCAAGGCGGCCCGTTCCTGCCAGACGAAAAAAGGCCGACGCGGCTGGCGTCCTACGAAGCCAGCTAAGCCGACCCACACGAAACTGCGGGCCAAGGACCGCCCGTTGGCCAACGACTTTGTGTCGGAAGCCGAGTTCGATCGTCTGCTACGCTTGTGGTTCGGCGACCTGGCCCGCGTGTTGCAACCGGGTCGGGGATTCTACATTTGGGGAGGCTACGCCAATTGCGGCAACTACCCGCCGGTGCTCAAGGACATGGGGCTGTATTTCTCGCAGGCGGTTATTTGGGTGAAGGAACACCCCGTCCTCACCCGCAAGGATTTTATGGGCAATCATGAATGGTGTTTCTACGGGTGGAAGCAGGGAGCCGCCCACCAGTTCTTCGGCCCAGCCAACGCCAGCGATGTCTGGTCGGTGAAAAAAGTCAATCCTCAACTCATGGTGCATTTGACCGAAAAACCAGTCGACCTGGCCGTGCGGGCCATCCAGTATTCCTCCCGGCCCGGGGAAAACGTACTCGATCTCTTCGGCGGCAGCGGCTCGACCCTCATTGCCGCCGAGCAGACCGGCCGGCGCGCCTTCGTGATGGAAATTGATCCGCTCTATGTCGATGTCATCGTCAATCGCTGGCAGCAATTCACCGGACGATCAGCGCAGCGCGCCGCCTAATCAGAAACCACCCTAAGCTTCGGAGCAGAGAGCATGGACAATACCTTACCCAATGCAGAACCCTGGGAACGGCAGCCCGGCGAGCCGAACCGCTGGTTCGCACGTTTTGAGCGATATCGTCTCGCCGGACCAAGTCGGTCCCTCCTGGGCTGCGTCAACGCCGAGCGCCAATCACGGGGTGCCGCCAAGAGCCGCAGCATCCCGCAAGCGTGGGCCAAGAATGCCAGACGCTGGCACTGGCACGACCGCGCCGAGGCCTGGGATGCGTGCCAACGACAACAGGCCCGCCTGGCTCATGCCGAGGCGGTCGAGGAAATGAACCGCCGGCACCTGCAGGAAGCCAAGGCCCTACAAAGCATCGCCGTTCAGCGCTTGAAATCCCTGAACCTAGCGCTGCTCTCCCCCGCCGACGTATTGCGCTTCTGCCTGGAATCCGCCAAGCTGGAGCGTACCGCCCTGGGGGAACCGCAAACCATAGAAGAACAACGTCTCACAGGTCCCAGTGGCGGACCGGTCGCCTTCACGTTGGAGGACGCCGTCCGCGCTGACCAAGAACTAGAGGACTCTAATTATGTTCGCCTGCAGCAGAGCGGAAGCACAACACTACCTGAAGGAGATTCACAAGTGCCGTAAGTCGGTGGCCTACTTCCTTGACACCTACGGCCAGATCTACGACGCCACCTCGAGCGACTGGGTGCCATTTGTGCTCTGGCCAGCCCAGAAGCAGGCACTGCAGACCATCATCGACCATCGCCTCATGGTCATTTTGAAGGCCCGGCAATTGGGTCTGACCTGGCTGGTCCTCGGCTTGGCGCTGTGGCTGATGCTCTTTTATCCGGCAGCGACGATTCTGTTCCTGTCCCGCCGAGACGAGGAAGCCGTCGACCTGCTCAAGGTCCGGCTCCGCGGTCTCTACGACCGGCTGCCCGGCTGGCTCCAGGTCGAGTCCTTCGTGACCGACAACGATCATGAATGGCACCTAAGCAACGGCTCGCGGGCCCTGGCGTTTCCCACCACGGGGGGCGACTCCTACACGGCCACGTTGGTGATCGTCGATGAAGCCGACCTGGTGCCCGACTTGGCCGCGCTCATGCGCAGCGTCAAGCCGACCATCGATGGTGGCGGCCGCATGATTCTCGTCTCCCGCATCGACAAGAGCCGGCCCCAATCACCCTTCAAACGCATCTATGAGGCCGCCAAGCAGAAACGGACGGACTGGCATACGCAGTTCCTGTCCTGGTCTGCCCGGCCCGACCGCGACCAGGCCTGGTACGACGCCCAGCGGGCCGATATCCTCCACCGCACCGGCGCCCTCGACGAACTGTACGAGCAGTATCCTGCTAGCGATACCGAAGCTCTCCTACCACGAACCCTGGACAAGCGCATCGCTCCGCAGTGGCTGCAGCAGTGCTACCGGGAAACTCCGCCCATCCCTCTCACTGCCGGCATGGGGGCACCGGCTATCCCCGGCCTCGTGGTCTATGCGGCGCCGGTGGAAGGTAAGACCTACGCCATCGGTGCCGACCCGGCGGAAGGCAACCCGACCTCCGACGAAAGCACCTTGGTGGTGTTGGACCGGGACAACGGCGAAGAGGTGGCGACGCTGGCCGGTAAGTTTCAGCCATCAACGTTGGCCGCTCACATCGATGCCGTGGGACGGTGGTTCAACAACGCCCAGGTCCTGGTCGAGCGCAACAACCACGGGCACGCGGTGCTGCTGTGGCTCCGCGATCACTCGTGCTTGTGGCAACTGCCCGGCCACGACCGTCAGGTAGGGTGGTTGTCCAACAGCAAGGGCAAGGCCTTGCTGTACGATACAGTCGCCGACGTCTTCCGGAACCGGGAGACCATCCTGCACAGTTATGACACCTTCATGCAGCTGGCGTCGATCGAGGGTTCGAGCCTCCGGGCTCCGGAAGGGGAGCATGACGACCGGGCTATGGCTTATGCCTTGGCTTGTCAGGTGTATAAGTTTCCGGTGCCGTCCAACACCATTGACCGACCCTTGATGATGTGGCCCGACGGTCCGGAGGACAACGGCCAAGACGGGATCCTGTACGAGTCCGAGGACGGCTCTTATCAGGCGATTCGCGTCCGGGGTCATGTCGTTGAATTCGACGACCGGAACGAGGAATGGTATAATCGCCCGCCTGGTGGGTGACGGATGCTCCTCAACCCATTTTCCCAGGAGACGACAATGAGCGAAGAAGACAAGGCGGTGCTAGGGAGCGAAAGGGAGCGAACCTCATTCTGGGGATGACATAGTCGCTCCCTTACGCTCCTTATCGCTCCCTCTGGTCGCTCCTTTTCGCTCCGTTCCGCTCCCTGAGAGCACTCCGATCGCTCCCTTTCGCTCTTTTTCGCTCCCGCTAACAGGAGGGGTTTTGCCACCCCGTTTGCGTCTGGTTGGTGGCCAGTTTCTGACAATAACCCACTCTGACAGAGAGCAGAGAGGCGTTTTCGCTCCCACCTCGACTGGGGACCCGATTGATGCGGGTGCGAAAACGCGACTGGGTAGTTAACGCACCTCCCGGGTAGCAGATCCTATAGGCGCTGCGCGGAATTGGCCTTATTTGCAGGGTTTGGCGTTGATTTCAGCCGGTCGGCTCCGCTGCCCGCGTCCGCGCGCGAGCCCTGGTAAGGTCGATGCCGCCGCGATGAACCGCTGGAATGGCCCTGCGGAGTCTGCTGGCCTGACTGGCTGGTTTA